TACGCTCAGACCATCACCGCGCCGTCTTTGTCCGGGACAACTACGGGTGGGACACAGTGCAGCGCAAGTTTGATGAATACCTGGAGCTGTCCTATGAGGACGCCAAGCGCGTGCATGACCACCGCACACCAAAGCGGGAGGGCATCACTGAGATGCTTGCCAGACGAAACCGAGAGCGTGAGAATCTGAACGTCGTAACCTTCCCATTCACCCCAAGCCGAGAGACCACCAATGGCAACAAGTGACACCACCATCGAAACCATCTTTCACCTTCTGGAGACGGCAGGGCTCAAGCCTCCCGCCAACTGGAGCGAGCCAGGGCGCATGGAGAGCGCCATCCTTGTCTTCCAGATGGTGTTCAGGGACATGACCGACGAGGACGCCATGGCAGCGGCTGTGAGCTTTCTCAGCGCCGACAAGCGCTTCTGGCCGACACCGGGAGAACTGAAAGCCCACGCGCCCCAGGTAAGTCTGAGTCAGGTAGACGACTCCGATGAGAAGTGGGGCGTTCTGCTTCAGAGCGTTGGGCGCTTTGGCTACATGGACCCGCCGGGGAAGGAGGGAGGCTGGCAGCTTGACGAAGACCCAGCCACGAACGCCGCGATGATGGCGGGCCTCAGTGCCTGTGGTGGATGGTCGGTGCTGTGCCGGTCGGATGTAAGCTCCAACACCGCCAACCGTGCGAGCTTTAGGGCGGCATACCGCGCCAACAAGGAGCGCAAGAAGCTCACCACAAGCCGTGAGGAGGTGGCCAAGTTGCTTGAGTTTTCGCCCAGGCTGATGTTGAAGGATTCCTGAACGATTCCAACCACTTGGGAGATATATAATTATATATGTCCGCTGAAAAGTTTGGCTCAATGCAAAATAGTGGTTGCAATGGTCTTACCCGTACGGTAAGTATGGAGAGTAACCAAATAACAGGAGCCACCATGACCAAGTACATCGAAACCAGCATCTTTGAAACAGTGCTTACCATCACCTTCCGAAACACCGAAACCCCGAATCAGGGCATGCCCTCCATCACCACATGGGTCTGTTCAGAGGGCCGAGACCAATACCTTGGACTGCTCGCGCAACTTGAGGCCAAGGCTCCCCGGATCGAAATCCTCCACCACGGCGACTCAAACGTTCAGTAACCACCAACAGGGGAGAGCGGGAGCCAAGCCCGCCCAGCCCGCCTCCGGCTGTATCCACGGAGGCACCCACCACCAACCGAGAGAACCACCATGAAAGTTATATTTGAAGTTGTCGTTCCTTGCCCAGATGGGGGCACATGTTTCAGTGTCGAGAAGGATCGGTTTGAAGAGAAATATGGCGAATACGAGCCGTACCTTGTAGCCCTGTACATCGCCAGAAAGGCAGCGCTCCTATCTTGGCAAAGGGAAGCACCGATCAAAGTATACGAGCGTGGTGATGGGGATCAATGGGAGCACCGGGAACTCGTGGCTACCTACAAGTTCTCCATTCAAGAACTGATCAGGCCCCACTGGTCCATCGAGTCATACCACCCAATGGCAAAGAGTTACACGCCGGGTCATGAGTGGTGCGACAAAGAACGGGCGCGAGCCGTCTTCTGCGAAACCACAACATGATCCGAGTAACCATCTGACGCCGTGCGCCATACTTGGGTGAAGTGGGAAGTCGTGCCGGGCTCTCATCAACCCGGCGCACGGTGTCACACCCAGAGGACAGAATGAATGAGCTTTCACTATTTACCGGGGCTGGCGGAGGCCTCCTTGGCTCCAGACTTCTTGGATGGCGAACCGTCTGCGCCGTTGAGCGCGAGCCCTACTGCATCGAATCCCTCCAGCAGCGACAGCGAGACGGACTCCTTGAGCACTTCCCCATCTGGGACGATGTGCAGACCTTCGACGGGCGACCCTGGCGTGGATGCGTGGATATCATCTCTGCGGGATTCCCATGTCAGCCCTTCTCCGTTGCCGGTCAACAGCAAGCCGCAGACGATGAGCGCAACATGTGGCCCCAAACCATTAGGATCGTTCGCGAAGTTCGACCCCGATGGCTACTGCTGGAGAACGTCCCAGGCCTCCTTGCTGCTTCCCATGGGTACATGCACACCATTCTCGGAGACTTGGCCGAAAGCGGGTATGATTGCCGGTGGGAGTGCATATCGGCTGAGTCGGTCGGTGCGCCCCACAGAAGAGGCAGGCTCTGGATTGTTTGCCACGCCAACCGCGACCGCGAACCAGCTTTCTCCCTCGATGATGAAGCACCCAGGATGCCGTAGGATGCGGCCCACCCCTACAGCATGGGTACAAGACGGCTCCATTGAAACATTCTTGAAGAGACAGGACAGGAGGAACAGAAAGAATGGAGTGCCGTTGGATGTCGCGGTGAGGGTATGGCCGACGCCCTACGCAAGCGATGTTGATACGTACAGATTGAATAGCCCTGGCAGACAATCCCACGATGGCTCCCTCTGCTCCATCGTTCGCCGTGAAACAGGCGGCCACCTCTCGCCCGATTGGGTGGAGTGGCTCATGGGCTGGCCGGTTGGCTGGACGAGCCTGGAGCCCATGACTGAGCTTGGCTCGTGGTTCGATGGGACGTGGTGGGACGGGGAGCCTGTGCCCCGCATCACCACAGACAAGACGAACCGCACAAAGCGCCTCAGAGCGATAGGGAACGGGCAGGTGCCAGCTTGTGTTGTTTCCGCGTGGCTCACTTTGGGTGTTATGGTGGCCTCAGAGGGCAAGCATGACGGGACGCAAGAGCAAGCTCACACCTGAGCTGCAAGAGAAGTTCTGCGAGGGTATCTCGCTGGGTATGACCTACAGGCTGGCGTGCGGGTATGTGGGGATTGGTGAGACCACCTTTTACCGATGGCTCCAAGAAGCCGACCAGGGGCACACCGCACAGCGGGAGTTTCGGGAAGCCATAAAAGCCGCTGAAGCCACAGGGGCGGCGCATTCGCTCGTGGTCATCCGCCGGGCAGCGGAGGAGGGTAGCTGGCAGGCAAGCGCGTGGCTTCTGGAGCGCAGGCACTGCTATCGCAGGGACTCGGCGCCAGTGGTGGAGGCCATCATCAATGACGCGCAAGCACAGCCGCGCATGGTGGAGATGGATAGCGAGGATGGGCGAGAGACGATCATCGGTGAGGTTGCCCGGCTACCCGAGGACATGATCCTGGCAGCACTGAACCGCAAGCAGGCCAACGTAGGCAAGTGATCGATATAGGCAAGCTCACCGCATACGCGGACAGATACGAGGCGGACTTGCTCGCCCAATACGAGCAGGAGCCTCCAGGCTTTGGGGGTATGTCACCAGGGCAGCGCACCGTCCACCAGTCGCAGCATCCGCGCCGTCTTCTGGTGGCAGGGAATCAGGTAGGCAAGACGCGAGCCCTGGCCGCCGAGACGTGGTGGATGGCGCTGGGCACACACCCATTCAGGGAGGCGCCTGGAGAGCACTCGATAGGGTGGATCATGTGCGCTGACCTCAAGGGTGGCTGGGTCAACTTCTCGGCCAAGCTGCGCGAGATAGAGCCGCCGGGCGTGCTGCATCCCTCGGTGACCTATGACAGCTCCAGAGGCTACACACATCGCTCTGTCAAGATGCTGCGCCTGAGCAACGGCGCCCTCATCGTGGGCAAGTCAGGCACGCAGGAGGTGATGGCCCTGACGGGTGCGACCATCGACTATCTCATCATTGACGAGCTACCCAAGCAGGCACACTTCGCTGAAGCCCTGACCCGCGTGGCTGTGAACAATGGCCCGGTGGTGATGAGCTTCACGCCTATAGGCAGGCCATGCGACTGGCTCAGGCACCACGTCGAGGGCAACCCGGACACGGGCAAGCCACCGGTTGAGGAGTGGGACATCCAGCGTATCACGCTCAGTCCTGAGAACTGCCCGCACCGCTCTATAGAATCTATAGAGAGGCAGATAGCGGGCTATGGACCGTGGGAATATGCCCAGCGCGTGGAGGGTGCCTGGGAGGGTGTGAGCGTTGACAGGTGGATCGCCTTCAGCGAGGACAACACCTTCACAGACCCGCCTGAGAAGGTCGAGGCTATAGGGCTTGGCTGGGACCATGGAGAGCGCCCAGGTAACAGCGTGTGCTACCTCGTGGCTTGGGATGGGGCGCGGCTGTGGGTGCTGGACGAGTACGTGAGCCAGGAGCGCAATACGCCAGCCATCGAGGCGCGTGAGATTGTGGAGATGCTCAAGCGTTGGGGCATCTCGCCCAAGATGATTGACAAGGCAGTGGGAGACAGCAACAGCGCGGGCCGGCTGGGTCTGGGCTTGCGCGTCAATGAGCTGCTTGAGCGTGCGTTCGCTCACATGGTTGGGTCAGCCCGTCCGCCGTTCGAGATTGGTGTGCCCTACAAGGGCCGGGGCTCGGTGCGTACCCGTGCCCGGATGCTCTCGGCTGCCTGCATTGATGGCCGGTTCATGGTCCATGCTGAACGCTGCCCAAACCTCGTCAAGAGCTTGAGGCACTGGCGAGGGGAAAATAGCGACCTCAAACACAGCTACGATGCTGTATCCTACATCTCAGAGCACTGGTTGCAGGAGGGCATCGAGACTCCTGGCCGGATGATCATAGGTTGACCGATACGCGATGAATAACTATTCTCAACTGGGGTGATCCATGTCTGAAGAATCTGCGCCCAAGAAGCGAGCCCGAAAGAAACCAGCAGTGAAGAGCGAGATGGACAAAGCCGAGCGCGGCGATGTCCTGGTTGTGATTGGCAAAGTCAAGAAGGCGCCCGCCAAAGATGGCGTCCACATCTGGCACCTCCAAGGCGAGGAGAAGACCGAGGGCGGCGACCGTTACGCAGTAGCTCACATCTCCACGTCTGCGATGTATGACCTTGGCTGGATTCGGAGGAAATGATGGACGCTCAACCCGTATATTTCACCATTGAGCACCTATACGCCGAGGATGGATATCGGGCGGTTTACCGCAGGGTCACAAGAGACGGTGAACCGAGGGAGATACCTCGGGCATGTCTGCAATGCGATCATCTCTTTGTGGGAGATATCTACTGCCCTGAATGCGACCAGCCGTCTGGGGAACCTATCCAGCCTATCGAACAGGACGCTGACTGATGCTCTACATCCCAAGCTCCATTCAGCCCAAAGACCCAAGCGACAAGGCCCGTTGGCGGGAGCAGAGCCTGCGCTATCGGCTCCTCACAGGGAAGCAGCTATCAGACGTGCGTGATGAGATTGAGGGAATGTTCAGCCAGGAGATCGCGGCAGACATCACCATCAACCCGGACCTCTCCCGCAACGCCCTGCGCCTCATCTACCAGCAGCTCAACGTGGCATACCTGGAACCGCCGGAGGTTGCCTCAGAAGGCGCGGAAGACCTAAGCCCCATTGTGACCCCACTGCTCTGGGCACAGCAGCAACAGACGGCGCTGTATACCCTCGCAATCCAGGAATCCCTGGTGCGTCTGGACTGGAAGCACTGGATGGGAGCCACCGAGTGCAGCTATCGGCCTATCTCGCCAGACGTGGTGGTGATTCTGCCGATGCCCAACGAGCCCAACATACCGGGCAGGGTGGAGGAGGTCAGGTATCGAGACGGCACCTGGACCTGGGAGATCTGGGATGTGCGCGATCCGGCGGCGCCCGTCTTCCAGATTCTGGAGGTTGATGGCAAGGGCCGGACCTATGACGCCACGGCGACCTGGGCGCCTGAGTTCGTGGGCACGTACCCGTACCGCTCACGGGATGGTGCGCCCATCCTGCCCTACGTGCTCTACCATGCACGGGTGACGCCCAACATGTGGAACTGGCACGAGGGCGTTGAGATCAGCCGGGGCGCCTTGCGCCTTGCAGCACTGTGGTCGCAGTGGTCTGATGCGTTTGTGTCTGCCTCGCACCCTCAGCGCTGGGCGTTGGACGTGGAGTCCCAGGCAGGCGTGACCCGGCAGATCGGCGGCGTGCAGGTAGACGTGGTGCCGACTGACCGCAAGTCCATCTTGAAGTTCGGCAGCAAAGGCCCGACCGGCGGAAGCCTTGGCCAGTTCAACCCAGCGATGGACCCACTGCGGGCGGCTGAAGCTCTCCGCATGTACGAGCATGGGCTGGCAGTCTACGCCGGGCTCAACCCGTCAGACCTCCAGGTGACAGGCGGGCAGTCTGGCTATGCCATCGTCGTTAGCCGGGCAGGCCAACGACGGGCGCAGAAGCTGCTTGAGCCATCGCTGCGGGTGGCTGACCAAGAGCTACTGGCAACCGCTGCCAAGCTCGCCAACGCCTACGGTGGGCACAACCTGCCAGAAGACCCACGCGAATACCGGATCACCTATCGCTCCCTGGAGCCCATGCCATCAGAGCGCAAGGAGATGACCGAGGCCATCAAGGCAGAGCTTGAGATGGGGCTTATCAGCAGGCTCGATGCTATCCGCATGCTCAACCCGGCTATCGAGTCGGACGAGGACGCGCTTGAGCGTCTGCTGCGGGCGGATGCCATCCAGGCTCAGTTGATGGCCACAGAGGACACCATGACCCAAACACCCGATATCGAGGCATAGATTGATGGACGAACAGCAGGCAACAGTCACCCCACCAACCACCAACGGAGCAAGCGCACCCATGGGCAACACCAAGATGGAGGCCACCGTGCCCAGCCACCGACTGACCGAGGAGCGGGCACGCCGTGACGATGCCTTGGCCCAGGCAGCCGCAGCACAAAAGGCGATGGAAAAGATGAAGGCACAGCTTGAGGCCGTGACCTCTGAGCTTTCCACCCTTCAGAGCACGCACACTCAAGAGCTGCATCTGGTGGAGATGGGTTTCAAGGCTCCATCAATCCGGCGCTTCCTGCGGCGCGAGTATGCCAGTGCTGCGAGTGAGGCAGGCGAGAACGCTGCCAGCTTTGCGGACTGGCTGGAGGCCAACCGCGAGGATCCACTCTACTCGCCTCACTTTGACCGTCTAAGCCAGGGTGCGCCCGTCGAGACCCCTACCGCCCCAGAGCAGACCCAAGACCCAACAGAAGCCCTTCTGGCGGCTGTGCGCGATACGCTCAACGGCAACCCGGAGCGAGGCACGGGTACGCCTCCCGTCCATCACTCCAAGGAGTACGGGGCCGATGAGATACGCAAGGTGCGAGCCAAGAATGGCGGATCCCTGGGCGACCAGAAAGACAACATCATGGCCGCGCTCAGGGCTCAGGGCGTCATCAAGTAGGGCAGAAGGGATGCCCAGCCCGGCGGGTGGTGGTCTATGCCTTGCGGTGGCCAAACAAAAAGGCGTCTCGCTCATCCTTGGACAGATACTTCTTCGCGCAGGCGGGTCCGATTCGAGCGATTTCACAGTACTGATCAAATTCGGCGCAAAACTCACGCTCGTCTACCAAGGCGACTGGGACGGCTTCATCCATGTCAAGGGTAGCGATAGCCCAGCACGACGGTGACTCAACGTTCAGTGGTCGCTGGCAGATGGCGCACGGCTCCGAAACGTTGGTGCCCTTGGGAGCCCGCCGCGAGGCGTTTCGTTCAAGTTGGTCGAGGGAAAGATCGCATAGGGAAGAAAGAGAGAGGGTGATGATGGCCATGGGGTCTCCTTGGTGGTTGGTGGGCAGTGAGGGATGCCCAGCCCTTGGTGGTTTAGGATTTCAATGTTTGCCAGCGCTGATGAGTTGAATACTCCCGGTTAGGAACCAGTGCTTTCATGGTGCGGTACAGGGGGGCGGCTGCCTCATGGTCGCCAGCCTCGTCTGCCGTATGAAATGCCACGATGGCTGCGTCCAGTTCGTCACTGTGGGCTGACTGCATGGTTTCGATCTCATTCAGCAGGGCGGCGCGGCGTGCGGTTGTGCCGTCGAGGTCTTCGATCTGCGCCTGGGTGAGTTTGGTGCCTGATGGTGCGGAGGGCATGCAGTGTGAGCAACAGGCTGCGCCGTATTTCGCAACCACATCCTCGCGACTCATGCCGTCAAGCTCTCTCATGTGAGCATTGAAGGATCTGCCATGTTGTGCCGTGCGCCTGTTCCAAGCGCCGGAGCGGTGTGCGCAGGTTTCCTGGTGCAAGTGGCCGCCTGCTACTGCAAAGTATCGGGGGGTGGGGGTGGTGGTCGTCATGGTGATCCTCGTTGGTATACTCTCTTATACTACCCACAGGGTAAGGGGTCAAGCACAATCAACACCTTTTCAAAACAAACCCGATCAAGGGAAGTGTTGACAGCGCCCAGGCAAACGCGGTACGGATAGAACATCTGCCACGGGACCGGCCCCGATAGAGTCGTAGGTGGATCTCAATCAACGAAACGTGATCCGCCTGCCTTGCGTGCAGGCAAGGAGTCGAAATGGCAAATGAAGTCGTCACCGCTAATTTGGTTTCCAACGGTGGTTTGGTAGCTGAAATCCTCGCAGCTCTTGTGCATGAGCAAATCTACGATCCCACAGACCTTCGTGCTGTCTGCACCCGCATCCCCTGGACCGCTGGTGGTTCGACCGTGATGGCTGTGACATCGCTGCCCGCACCGGCTGCCTATGCCGCTGTAGCAGAGGGAAGCGCATCCTCCAATAGCGTCTTCACCACGAGCGAATACACCCTGACCGCTGCCCGGTATGCCCGTCAGTATGAGATCACCGATCTCGTGCCTGTGGCCGGTTCTCCGGTCGACTTGCAGGTGCTCGCTGGCAACTTGGTCAACGGTATGTCCATCACCATCAGCAATCTGATCGCGTCACTGTTCACAAGCATCACCGATGCCGTGGGAACTACAGGTGTCGACCTGTCTGTGGACGACATATACGACGCCCAATTTGCGCTCAACGACAACGCTGCTCAGGGTCCATACTCCTGCGTGCTTGCGCCCGTTCAGATGAACGACTTCCGTAGCTCGCTCAGAGGTGAGGCCGGAGCTATGCAGTTCAACCCAGCCACGGCGGAGCAGCTTGCCACGAAGGGTCCGGGCTTCCAGGGTTCCTGGAATGGGATCAACTTCTGGCAATCGGATCAGGTGGCGACCTCTGGCGGCAACCGTCTTGGTTGCATGTTTGCCGATGGCTGCTTTGCATATTCCGAAGCGCCCGTCTCGCTGTTGCAGGGACACATCCCCGCAGACCGCGTGATGCTCGATGCTGGTGAGTTGCTTGTAGAGCTTATCCGTGACGCCACCCACGGTGAGACGGCAGCCCTGGCTCACTACTATCCCGCAGTGGCTATCGCAGAGAACGCACGCGGATGCGAGATCATCACTGACGCTTAGCGTACGCTGACCCTCCGGGGTCACTCGGGGCCGGGCAGAGGTGGTCTGTCCGGTCCCACCCTCACTTCCTCAGCAGGAGAACACATGTCAGGAACCCAGAAGACCATCAGACTCAGCACACCCCAGGTAGAAGAGGAGGTGGTCACAGCACGCCGTGGCCTCCCAGCCAATGGGCGCTTTGTCTGCGCTGACCGGTTTGTCTATACGCACTACCCCACCAACTGGGAGTATGACGATGAGCATGGGTTCGTGCCACGGCTCAACAAGGTGATGGCAAAGCCCGGCGTCAATGGCGTGGGTGCAGATCGCAAGCTCAACCGGTCGCTTGCCTGGGTCAGTGAGCAGGGTGGAACCTTCATTGACCCCAAGGACACCCGCCTGGGCGAATACCAGAATTACGTTCGGTATTACGAAACCGAATCCGGCCAGAAGCACTACTGCGACTTCAGCGACGAAGCCACCGTGCTCCCTAACGGAAAGGTGCTCTGGAACAAGAGCGAGTCCGCCAAAGCCTTCCGCAAGTTCAGAGCTGCTATCCGTGACTCGGGCATCATCGAGCCCATGCACGAGGAGGTCTATGTGGCGCTGAAGGTCAAGGCAGAACGGCGCGCCAACTCCCTCCATGGACGCGCAGACCGCAATCCCCATCTTTTGAAGAAGGCCCAGGCAGCAGAGGCTCGGCTTGAGGCGATGGACCAAGAGTTTGAGAAGATCATCAACCAGATGGCCAAGGCCACCCCGAAAGGGAACGTTGACACCTTTGTGATGGAGGACTGATGGCACGCGATCAAAAAATGGTGGACGCCATGCCCGTGTTGAAACGAGCTCTTGCCATGCTGAGGCACGCGCAGCTCTTGGAACAGCAGCCCGGCGAGACAGGCAAAGAAACCAAGGCAGCTAAGAAGGTAGCCGCTGAGATTGCAGCCGACGCGGCAAAGCTCCTCGGATACAAAGCGCCAGCCAAGAAGAAGGCACCCGCCAAGAAGGCGGACAAATGAGCGATCACAGACGCAACCGCGAAACCTGGAACCGCCCAGAGTCATCTGGTGAGCGGCAAGGAAGGCGTGAGGGAATCGAGCGCATGACAGGCCAGCTTGTCTCCAATGGCATGAGCCACGAGCAGGCAGCAAAGCGGGCGCGACAGTGCGCCATTCGCAAAGACCGCAGAGAGGAATCCAAGAGAAACAAATAGCCTCACATCATCAAAGGAGTTGAAATGGCTTTCACCGGGAAAAACCCCTTCAAGATTCTTCGCCCACTGTTCAGCGTGGGTGGATTTAACATCGAGGCACTCGCGGGCGCCAAGGTGCTCACCTTCGGCGACTCACAGATCCAAGCTCTTGACCCAAACGGCTCAAATCGTGACGTGGCGATGCCTGCCGTTGGTGCTCGTGCGGGTGCTTGGTTTCTGATTGTGAACCGGGCAAACGCAGCAGAGAACCTCGTTCTCCAGCAGCCGGACGCATCGACTACCCTGCTCACCCTGGGGCAAGACAAAGCGGCGCTTGTGTGCTGTACCGCTGACGGCGCGGGCGCTGGCACTGCTGGCTGGTCCGTTGCCTGCATCTTTAGCACGAGCCTCACCTAATGAGCGCCACTCTCTACCAAGCCCGGATAGCCGGGCCTATCCTGATCGAGCAGAACAAAGACAACGTCTTGACGCTGGATATCGAGAAGGATGGGGCGGCAGCCACGCTCACCTCTGGCACCCTGACGGTCTACCGGCCATCGGGGGAAAAGCTGGTGGACGCGGTCGCGGGCTCGGTAGGGGCTGGGAAGTTCACGTCAGCGACCATCCTGGCCGCCACAACCGCCGATGAGAGTCTTGGGGATAGGTGGCTAGTCCAGTTTGATATCGTCATTTCTGGGGCCACTGAGACGTTCTACACAGACGCAGCTCTGGTCCTGGCTCGACTACGCCCGCCCATCGGCCAGACTGACTTGGTGGAGAGGCACAGTGAGTGCGCCAACCTGCTCAAGTCCGGCATCACAACCGGGCTTCAGCAGTACATCGCGCAGGCGTGGCACGACATCCTCAACCGGATGTATTCGGATGGGGTTGCCTTCTGGCGTTGGCGCACAGCCTCGGCCACCAGGGCGGTGCTGTTTGCGCGTGCGTTTGAGATCCTGTTCCGGGACTACAGCACGCTCCTTGACCCGGACGACCGATACTCTGAGCTGTCCGAGATGTACGCGGAGAGCTACGAGCGGGAGTACACCCAGATGCGCTCACGGGTGGATGGTCTGGAAGACAACACCATTTCAACAGACAACAAGCCAGCAAGCGCGGTGATCATGCTGTCCAGTGGCCCGCGTCGGCGTTGGTATGATTCGAGCAAATGACACCCGCAACCGCACATGCTGCCGTGATGGCTCGCCTTGTGGCGGCTGGGCTCACCAAGAGCCTGAGCCCGTTGGGGGTCCGCAATGAGTCAAACCAGCGGATCCATCAATCGTTCGCGGTCACGCCCATGTCGGTGGCGCCGTCTTCTTCCCCTGGCAGGTCACAACCTACGGTGGCTGGCGTTCGCGTCGTTCAGACCTTCCGCATCGAGCTTGGCCACAGGGTCAAGCCTGGAGATGGGCAGGACGCTCCCACGACCGCGCTCACGGACACGCATACTGCAATGAAATATTTGGCCGCCAACGCGACGAGCCTGACCACTGAGGGCGCTATTGAGTTCGGCCCCAGCACGCTGGCGTATGAGGGCAACGGCGCCTTCCTGGTGACAAGCTTCAACTTCCTGGTCACCTACAACCTGACCTTGGTGCCCTGATGTCAGCCATCAACTACCGCATCAAGCTCCAACGCCTTGAGGGCATGGTCAAGCTCAAGCACAAAACTTCGCGCCGCCTTGCGCCCAGAGAGGTTCAGCTTTTGCGAAGATACGCCCGCGATATTGTCTCCTACATCCAGGATCAGTGGCCCGTCGACACAGGCACCAGCCGGGCAGCGTGGACCTATGGCGTAGAGGCTCTTGAGGGCAACTATGCCATCAATCTTGAGAACCGCATGTGGTACTCATCATATGTGCACTACAGGGGCAGCAGGAAAGCGCCAGGAAGGCACGGCAGATGGCTCACGCCCGCCGTTTATGAGACTCTTGTGCCCCAAGCCTGGAACAGCTTCAGGGACCGATTGTACGGCGATATGTTGAAGGAGATCGACCGCACTGAGGCAGAGCTGGCGAAGCGCCAGAGGATGGGCCTTGTGCAAGTCGCTCAGACCTTTGAGGATATCTTCCATCCGTGGCAGGCGGTGCTCTGATGGGCTCAAGCGTAGAGATCACACTGGACGGTATCAACCTGGAGCTTGGCCAAGACTTCTTTGCGGAGGAGCGTGCGGTGCTTGAGGAGCACGCCAAAGACCTCGCCGATATGGCGTCTGACAAGTGGGTTGGCTGGGCATATGGCAAACAGTACACACCCGCCCGCAAGTATTACGGAAGGAAAGGCACGTCCCAGGCCGGCTGGCGTGCAGCCGTAACTGGCGCCGCAGATGGTCAACTTCTGGAAGTGTTCAACAAAGCACGCGACCCACGCAGCGGTGACATGTACGCTGGCTTTGTGCATCGAGTAGGCAAGAAGGGAACGCCCGCTTGGCACGAGGTCTTAGCTGGTGTGCTGGACAGCCTGCCCCTTCTTCGTGAGCGTATGGCAGAGGCCGCGCTTGAAGCTCTCGCCAATGATGGCACCCGCAAAACCCTCAGACAGAACATCACTTCAGAAGCAGTCTTCCGACAAATCACAGACTAGGAGTCAAACATGGCCGCAGACAATGTAGTCAAAGTCCGCAGGGACGGAACAATCTCAATCTTCGCAGGCGGGTCCAGTATGGACGTGGATTATGAAGATGGGAACTTCACCTTTGACAATGGAGCCGAGCAGGCAGAAACCGTCGTCATCCGCGACCGTGGAACCATCGTGGGCCTCCGCAAGACGGACGACCCGGTGGGGAGCCTGAGCTTCAGCGTTCACATGCGCGAGTTCACCAACGGCACAGCCTCCACGCTGACCACTGTGCTGAACAACCAAGCAGGCTGGACCTCTACCGGTGGCAGTGGCTATGAGCCGTACATGCTCGACTGCAAAATCACCGTCGAGGCCACAGCTCACGGGGCAGCCGCTGATGCGGTCGCCACCTTCAGTCGCGTGCTTTTCCGTTGGGACTTTGCCGAAGGAGATCCGAACGTAATCAACGTGCAAGGCGAAGTCTATGGTGGCATCACATACACCGGCATTTCCTGAACCATTTAGCTTTCAGCAGGAGCAAACATGGAACCGATCAACCTTCCGCCCTTGGGGCAGATTCAGATCCAGAGGCCAAAGTCATTCGCGGCTGTCTACGACCTGATGAACTGCTACCACAACAGCTTGGACCAGCCCAACAAATTGGGGCGCTTAGTGTGCGCCGCCGTTGGGATGTGTTGGAGTGAAGACAACGAAGGGAAGAAGCCACCCAGGTACAACATCGCAGCGTGTGATCCAATCGCATATGGCGGTGAGATCATGGACTGGCTTGCGAAGCAGCAAACGCCGGTTGAGCCGATCTATCTGTTAGGCCACAACTTCATTAGCGAGGTGGCGAAGATGCTGCCCTCCAATGACGAGGTGGAACAGGCCAAGGATTTTTCCGAAGTCGGCGCGGATGGATAGAGCGCAACATCATGGAAGTTGAGCGGAGGTGGGGTCGTGAGCCTGGATGGTTTGCGACCCAACCAAAGCACACACAAACCATGCTCCTCGCCGACTTGTATCTGACATTGGAGACACCCGAACAGGCCAAGAAGCAGGCAAGGAAGGCACAGCAGCGAGAACTGGACAGGCGAAAGCAAAACTATTTGAAGCAATACGGGCACTAAGATGGCAAGAGACGGCGGCGAAATCAAAATCAAGATTGCGGGTGACTCCTCCGACCTTGAGAACGCATCAGCCCGCGCCGCCAAAGCTCTTGGAGACGTAGGCGGAAGCGCGGCCAAAGCCGGCAAGGGTGTCGACAAGGCTGGCACCAAGATGGTTGCCAACTCGCGCCGGATGAAGAAGCTGTCCGAATCAGCCGAGAACACCAAAGACGAGTTCGGCGAGATGTCCTCCAGTGCTGCCGCGCTGGGTGCCGCCCTGGACTTCATTGACCCGCGCCTGGGTGCTGCTGCCCGTGGCTTGGGCGACATGGCTGGCGCCGCTGAGGGTGCCGTCAGGATGACCAAGCTCCAGGGCGGTGCGTTGTCTGCCGTACTGCATCCTGGTGTGTTGGCTGTGACTGCTGCCGTCGGTGCGATGGGTGGCGCCTACTTCCTGCTCACCAAGGAGATCCGAGAAGCCAACGAGAAGATCGAAGCGCAAGACGCCAGGATGGCCGCGCTGTTGCCTAAGTATCAGATGCTCAAAAATGCAACCATGAAGCTGGCGGTTGCACAAGGCACGATGACCCAGGAGGAGATGGAGTCGCAACTCATCCGGCAGCAATCCCTCCAGCAGTTTGGGCCTTTGAAGCAAGCAGCACAGGAGCGACTTGCGCTGGCTCGCGAAGAGCTTGCCGTGGCTAAAGAGATGACGCTGGTGGAGAAGGCGGCTCTGGCCGCAGCGCTGCCCATCTTGCCTCTTGCTGCTGGTATTCGAAAGCTCTCAAAGGACGCAGCAGAAGAGCGTCTGGCGAACGCAGAGCAGCTTGTGGCGAGCATTGAGCGGGAAATCGAAACACTCGACAAAAAGACAGGCGCCTTTATTCAAGTAAACGAAGGTCTTGCCAAAACAAACAAAACCCAAAAGGAAAGCACCAGAGCCACCAAAGAGGCAGAGGTTGCCACGCAGGACTGGGCCGCGTCATTGCTTGCAGCTCAGGAGGCGTCTGCCGCATTGATGCAATCCATCGAGGCTGAACCCACAGCCTTAGAGAAGGTACAGCAGGCCCGCGATGCGGCGATAGCGGCGCGTGAGGAAGCCTTTGTGGATGAGATGGAGGCTATCGCGAATCTTGGCCTTGCAGCGGAGGAGAAGAGCGCGCGCTTTGTAGCTGCCGAAGACAAGATGTATTCGGAAATGTTCGACATTCGTGCGGCCTACCAAGCCCAAGAGGAAGAGATCTACCAGCAGATGGTGGCTCGTAATCTTGCCGCACAAGAACAGATGGCCGCCGATGCAAAAGCAGCAAGCGAAAAGATACTTGCCGCGAAACAAGAGGAAAGGGACAAGGCGATTTCGTATGGCTCAGAAATGAGCACCACTCTTATCGACATGTCAACAGCACGGATCGAGGCGCTGACGGCAAATGAAGAGAAGATGACCGAGGGCCAAAAGAAGCGAGCCATCATACAGTTCGGTATCGTCCAGGCCGCATCGGTCGCTCAGGCTGTGATTGACGGGTATGCCGCAGCAGCCAAGACCATGGCAACCTATGGCTTCCCTGCTGGTGTGCCTCTGGCCGCTGCTGCTATTGCTGCTACAGGCGTCCAGGTGGCCGCCATCACCGCGACCCCTATGCCCTCTTTCGAGGTGGGTGGTATGGTCCCAGGTTCCGGGCCTGTACCCATCACGGCGCACGGTGGTGAGGGTGTTCTCACCGCAAGCACAACAGCATCCCTTGGTGGCAAGGCTGGTATTGATGCGCTCAACAGCGGAGACATCAGCGGGCAATTGTCACAACTAATAGGCACAACTGAGCAGGTAGTTGGCGCGATTCGTTCTCAGCCGGTTGTGGTTGAGATGACCTACAACCACCGAGTCTTTGACCGGTTCATCATCGACAACATCAAGCGCCCGAAGTCACCGCTTAGAGACTACATCTCCAGCGCCGCCAAGACCGCCGGGCGCACAAGAGGACGAAACAGCTAATGGCCGAGATTATCAAATCAAGCTTCCGTGGTCTGCTCATCCCTGACGCCCGCGTGACGCCGGAGGCAATGACAACGGTGCCATCCCAGGCAGGCCCAGCACCGGGCGTGCCTGAGCCTCTGAACAATACAGACATGGTGCTCAAGAGTTCGGGCAGCCAGAGCGCCGCCAAAGACCTGCGCGTCATTGCCAAGCGTGGCGGGTTTCCTACGTTGGGTCAGGCGGGGATCGCATGGAAGAATGAGGCCGACGCCGCCACCGCATACCGGGGCTTCGACGAATACAACCAACTGAACGGCTGGCAAGTTGCCGTTTCCGCAGATAGCGGCACGTCCGACTTTAGCGCCCCAAACGACTGCGAGCACCCGCACGCCATCACCCTCGATTCTGGGCGCGTTCTGGTGGCCTACAACGCAGAATATGCGGCGGGCACAGCGACAGACAACCGGTTTGAGGTAGTAGCTCTCAGTGAAACCACCAATCAGTGGGGGACGCCCGTTGTTGTCTATGGCCGTCCGACCATCGGAGCGGGCGCCGCTGCTGCCAGCATGAAGCCCTCTCTTGTGGAGCTTCCGTCTGGCCGCGTGCTGTTGTTCGGTTGTTATGCCAAGGAGCAACAGAGCACAGCCGTCCAGGTGGATATGTGGTACTCAGACGACCAGGGTGCGACCTGGACAGCGGGCGCTGCGGATATCTTGCTGGAGTCCATCAGCCTCACCGCACAGACGGTGCACAAGATGCGGGTTGCTTATGGCAATGGTCAGCTCTGCATGGTGTTCCATGTTGCAAACGCATCATCCAGCAGTGACTACGGGGACGCGATCCTGCAATATGCAAGTGATGACTTTGGCAACTCCTTCGCCAAGGTGGACCTCTGGCCCATCACGGATAGCTGGAGCCCTAAAGCATTCCCAGATACTTATGGCGCCAAGCCTGATGTTGTGTTTGCGGGCAACATGTTCGTCATGGTCTACCTGGGGCTTCGGGAATACGCGACGAACAACTACCGAATCTATGCGCGGAGCAAGCGCACAGCCAATGCCTTCCAGCCTTTCAGAGCTGATACAGCCACAACCGTATTTACTGACCCAGCAGACGAGGCAGCAGCGGGCAACAACACCAACGGATATCTCAACGCGGCCACAAATCCAGACACATTTGTGCAGGGCGATACCGCGATATGGACGGATGGAACCGGGGCCATATTTGTAATAGGCCAGGGCTGGTATCAAGGCTCCAGCACCACATATGGAGAAGTCTACGAAGCGGTCTCGTATGACTACGGCGGCAACTGGTCGGTGATGGGTTACAACGCGGGAGCCCAAGACAGCCAAGGCACCACCATCGTCACGGGCGTAACGGGGGCTGCGGCAAGTGAATATCTGAATGAGTGGACCGCTACAGCCCAACACGGGCGCACGGTGCTTATTCACAACATGGGCAAGCCAGGAGGTACGAACACATACAAGGGCAGCTTGTTCTGTGCGTACCTGGGTGGGTATTCAAACATCAACATGCCCGGCGTCTTGGCTGAGTCTAGATCGACGCGGCGTGTTGGTTGGGATGCTACATATATTCCCGTCGACGAGCCCACCCGGCTTGGTTGGACCGCAACATCGGCGGGCTCCGGTCAGACGATGACATTGGGCGCCGGCTCCTTCCGGGTGCAATCCAACGCGGGCGGTGGCAGCAAATACTATTCGGCTAACTGGAATTGCGAAATAGAGAATGGTGTGATGGCACTGGCTGACTTTAAAGTGACAGCCGCCCCAGACCCAAGCTCGGCCAAGTATGGGCCATATGTTCAGGTGCTTCTGGGAGATGGGACCGGCGGCGCTGCGAGACAATACAAGGTTTCTGTATACGTAGGGACAACCAAGATTGTGTGTCGCGATGAACACGGCTCGTCAGACTATGCCACCATTGGAAGCCTTGACACAACAAATGGCATCCAGCTCTTGATAGCAGCGCGTGAGACTGAGCCATCTCTGGCCAAGGTATCCATCTGGTATCGGACATATACCCATGGCACCTTCTCCGATGACCGAGCCTGGACCGCTGTACCGATTGTTCGCACCCTCACCGTGAGCGCTGTGGCGGCTGACAGCTTTGTCAGATGGGGCATTGCCGGGGTGGGCGCTGATGCGCGGGATAGCACGTGGTATTCAGTGAACGGCGTGGCACATTTATCGAACGCAGGCACAAGCAAGGCTGCCGGATTTACCAACCCCACCGACCTTAACGCCAAAGCCATTGGGGCGCTTCCCACATACATCAATGATGGGGTTCGGCTGGCGGCTGTGGATGGTCCAGCGTGGCCGGCGGATTCATGGAAGGTGGTGACCAGATACAGCTATGAGGTTGGGCGGTGTCATCCCAGGACATACCCAAGCCCGCGCACGGAGTGGCGCTCGACTGGAGTGACCTCTGAGACGTTGGAGTGGGATCTGCAATCCCTGATTGCCTATGACACCCTGGGTATTCTGCTTGAGGGTATCAACTGGCGCACGGCTACGCTGTCAGGCTGGAATGAGTCGGGATCTACCTGGACGACATTGATGAGCCTGGATGCTGCGGCTGAGTTCTTAGAGCTTCCCTACAACCGGGTAGATGATACCATCACCGTCAAGACAGACGGAGAGGCGGCCAGCGGTACGCGGTACTTACACGAGAACGAGATGCGCGATGGGGTGGTGGACCTGGGCTCCTCCAAGTTTCGCACCATCACAGACAACGCGGCAGGCATCTGGCGCACCCAGGACACGGTGCAACTTCCGTCTCTGCGGATAGCTGGAGCCGACGGCACAGAGCCTGCCAACGGGCTGTGCAACATCTGGGCACCGCGCCTGCTGGGTATCGCTTCCGGGGTGGCGAACAAATACACCAAGCTCAAGCTCGTCATTGACGCGCAGACCACGCCAGACGGGTACTTCAAGATTGGCTCTGTTGTGATTGGTCAGGCGCACCTCTTAGCCCATGACTATTCCTGGTCTCGAAACCTCGCGACAGCAACCAACACGCAGCTCACAACAACACGAGACGGAACCAGAAGCGCCCGCGTGCTGGGACCATCCCGCCGAAGCGTGGCATTCGGTTGGTCTGAGCCTGTGGACGTGACGCCCATATCGGGCCTCTATCCCTTCCCCGACTACTACAAGGTGTCAGGAGGTGCCGGCGCGGCTGTCGTCGCTTCTAAGGGCAATACGCCCGCCACGATGCGCGGTATCGTTGAGGGGATAGATGGCTCGGCGGTGCCGGTGGTGTATCTGGCGAACGTACCCAGGTTTGAGCCCACCTCTTCATCGTCAAAGAGCGCCGCCTTTAATGGCTCGGCTTATGCCTCGTCAGCAGATGCGACGTGTGCCAACTTCGACCGAACCGATGCGTTCTCAATATCCCTGTGGTTCAGGCGCACAACGGTCAGCACCATCTGGCACCGCATTATCGACAAACAGGTTTCAACCACCGCGACCGGATACAGCCTCTCCTTCTATGGGGCAGACCCTGGAGAGGTGTCCTGGAGAATCGAGGATAGTTCCACCAACGAAATCCGAATCAACACCAACATAGACACCTTCGATGATGACGCATGGCATCACGTCGTTTGCACCTACGACGGGCTGTCCTCGGTGAATGGTCTGGAGATTTACGTTGATGGCATCGCGCAATCTCACACCAGCAACGGCACCACCATAGCCTCCACCATTCAGAGTGGAACCGTGTTTCGTGTTGGTGGTTCCTCGGGTGGTCTGTTGGCAAACATCGACGACATCACCATTTGGGGTAAGGCGCTTGATGTGTCCGAGGTTCGGCGCCTGTTCAACCATGGGCTTCCAGGTAGCGCGAGCGCCAACCTCAACGGGGCCACGCCGCTCCACCATTGGAAGATGGGCGACGGCGACACGCTGCCAACGCTGACGGACTCCGGATCGAACCCCAAGAACCTCACAGCGACCAACGTGACCTTTGCAGATGATGCGCCTGGATACGGTCCAGGCTCAGACATTGCCAACGGCGTATACCAGACCACCAGTCAGGACCGGTTCCTATATGGCCGCGTCCTTGGGAACGTGGAGCTTGACACGGTGCTGGGTGAAGAGGACGACCCAGACGCGGGTGAGCTGATGACCATCGGGGCTCTCACCATTGAGGAAGAGGTCTGATGGGTGGTGTTCGTGGCGATATCGGATCACTGCTGGATCGTGAGGCGCTCCAGACAGGCGAGCTTGTTTGGCTTCTAACGTTCAATCTTCAGGGCGCAGATTATCTGTTTGCGTCCGAGGCTGTGACCGTCACAGACGTCAGCAATGTCAGCTATCAATATGATCCGTCTCTGGTGCCGCCCTCCTTGAGCACCACCTTTGCGCTGTTCTCAAATGCGACCGATCTGCCATCAGCGTCTGTTGAGTTTCTGTTTCCTGGAAGCATCGCGCAGAAGGTAGCCAATGGGGCGAGTTTGGCAGCAGCTACAGCAGAGCTGTCTCTGTGGATCAAGGGCACGAATAGAGACGATAGGTATGTGCTCATCAAAGGGGCATTCACCAGCGCCAGCTATGGCGATGTGGGTGAGCCCGTCAACGGCACAATCAAAAGCAGAACCTTAGATGATGAGGCGCTGTTTCCTGACCCGTCCGCCGTTATTAATGCTGAGACGTGGCCCATGGCGTCCACGTCGGTGATGGGGAAATCTTACCCATTCATCTGGGGCACACCGGGCAGGCTGCCAAACCAAATATCCACCGGTGCCTCTGGCGGGATTGTAGAAAATAATAGTTTGGCTGGAACGCCGGCCTACAAGGTATCAAACACTGAGCTGCTTATTGCGGGTCATGCGGTCATGGCTGACTGGGTTTCTTTGTGGAACGCATCCGCCTCGCCTGTGGCTGTTTCATCAATACAGCCAGAGCTGGCAACAGACGGATTAGGCCGCGTCGTCACTGTTTTGCGGATCGGTGGTGGTGGCACATGGTCCGATGATGACTGGCAGGTTTCCTGGTACAACGCATCAGCAACCACAGAGGGAGGAATAGAAAGTCAACGCCCAGATCGCAACGGGAAGCCTTTAAACGACATTGGTGAATTGATGAGCTATCTCTTTAAAGCATCAACCGTCACAAGTGACATTGGGCGCATTACGGCGGTTTCGGATCGTGTGCGGTTTATGAAGACCAGCGGCCAGATTACCGAGAGGGTATCACCGTATCGGTGGATACTTGACAACATCGCGCCCCTGTTGCCTATGTCAATGGCGGTCTCAGGCTCCGAAGGAGTCTACCCGATCCTCTGGGACATGGACGCAACCAGAAGTGATGCGGTGGAAAGTCTGGTTGAGATGAGCATGAGTGGTGGCAACTGTTCTCGCATCTCGGCTGTGATGTATGAGGATATCGAGCTAGCCAACGAGATCGTCGTGCGGTATGCCTGGGACACCATAAACGATGACTATGCAGCCAGCACGACCTTGGACGGAAACCCAGAGCAACCGATCAAGCAGGCCACCTTTCCAGGCTGGCGGGTGATGAATCCCAACTCAGCCAAGAGCGGTCTGGCAGGCTATACGAACGCGGCGGCCACTGGATGGCCCAACGCATACGCCCGGCTATCGTATCTGCGGCACGGCACAAGAGCTATCACGGTTGAGGCGCCGTTCATCTACGACACCGCCACAGCCTCCTTCGTGGCTCAATGGATGAGCAGAGCCAAGTGTACCCCGCCCAGGGTGGTACAATACGCAATAGATAGGAAGCTGGCGTGGCTGACAGCGGGGGATGTCGTGACAATCAATGACCCATCGATCTCGATTGATTCCGTCGCCCTTGTCCGCACCATTGAGTGGTCAGATGTGACGCCGGTGGTCGAGCTGCTACTTATCGAAGACCCAATCAAAGACACCAACGCAACACCATAGGAGCCCCATCATGGCCTACAGCGCCACAATTAATATCACACGCAAAGGAAACGATTACCTCGTACAAATCACGGAAACGGAAGCCGGAGCCGCCACAGAGTGCTCCTTCCAGGCTCCCATCCGTGGGCGCATTCTGCGCCAGCAGGCAACCAAGACCGCTGGCTCTGCTGCCACCATCGATCCGATTCTGGGCAACGCTGCAAACCCAACCGCCGCTGCCGCTTCAATTATAGTGGAAAATGACACGGCAGCCGCCACCGTGGATAACGTGAGTTCTCCCGCCGTGCCCTACGTCTCAAGCACGGGCACCCTGTACCATCGTTCGGTGTGCAATGCTGGGTCTGACAACAGCGTCACCACGCTGTACTACATCAGTGGCTCTACGCCTGCGACGGGGTGGTAAGCATGGGCTACTCAATACCAAAATCACACGGATGGAAGCAGCGCCCCAACCCCGGCGGTGGTGGCAATGCAAAGCTCTATGCTGAGTGGGTGGACCTGGATCTGACCACCGCCAAGTGGGCGGTCGTAGGGAACAACGGGACAGGGGAAACCTACGCAAACGCCTGGGCCGCCACCAACAGCGGCGGAAAGCTGATCATCACGGCTGGCATTGAGGACGTGAAAGCTGCGGGCAATAAAATTGAGTACAACCCCACCGTGGGTGATCCCGTCATTCCTGGATTCGGTTTGATCTACAAGGATCACATTGACTGCACGCCTGCCGGGGCACCAACGGGTGTGACCGCTGACACGTTCTATTCCGAGTATGCGATCATCAATGTGCGGCTGCAATTCGGGCAACTCGGTGCTGGCACCTCGGGCTGTGGATATGGGATTGGAGGTAATCAAGCCACCGACACGGATCCATTCGGAACCGGTGCCAAGGGGAGCGCTACGCGGTGCGGTATCGGGTGGGCCTTCTATTCGACAGATCAAAGCGGCAACCCGACAGCGCCGCCGAAGTGCGACAGCCTGAACAACTACGCGCAGGTGTTCCGGGTGGACAAGCAAGACAATCAGCCAGATGGTGATTGCAGCTTGGAGTTCTTGACCCTGGCACCGAACGATGGCGCCAGCCCAGCACTGAGGGACAACACAGTCCACAGCGGCGTCAACAGTGATTTGAATTTCCTCCAAGGTGGGCAAGTTCACCTCCGAGAGAGCACAGCAGACACCGCTGGCTTTGACCAGATGCACATGCAGATCGGCGGGTTTCCAACTGTCTCAGACGCAAATTCTGGCGCGAACAACGACTCCCAGAATGAGGGCTCTGTGGTGATGTGGCTTGCCAGTTCGGCTGTGGATTCGTTGGATGGGCTTCCTGCCCATGCTACCGGCCCACTCATTGACACCAACATCCAGCACACCGAGCAGATGCGCCATGTCGGCTCCTACGCTCATCCCATCATCTTGGTGGATCAACGTGGTAACTCTGGGTATACCTCGCCTGAGAGGGTGCAGATTGTGATCGAGAAGGTCTCCGTGTTGGTTCAACCCATCGTGGGCCGCCGGTCTTTCTGAGCATCATGGGGGCAATCATGAACGCAGACACATTGGTCAAGATCGGGTTGTGGGCTTCGGCTGTTCTGTTCGGTGCTGGTGGCATCGCTGCGCAGATGGTCGGAGCCCATGACATGGCAGCAGATGCGGCGGAGAAGATCGAGAGGCACGCAGACAAGCCTGGGCACCCGGTCGGGCTTGAGCGCATCGAGACGGTGATGACTGAGCAGAGAGCGCTTCGTGATGAGGTCACAGCTCAGGGGCGCAGCATCGCGGCCATCTGTCAGGCAACCGGCGCACGGTGTGACTGATGGAAGACCTGACTTCCTGGTCCAGCATAATGAGCGATGCAGGCATGGCTGGTGCCTTCATTATCTTCTTGGTTTGGCAGCACCGCGAAACACAGAAGAGGCTTGATGCCTATGTGGATCGGTTGCTTGAAACGCTCGCCACCATCGAGAAGGAGCGGGAAGAAGGCTTCGACAAGATACGTGACCGATACGATGAGGTCATTGTCAAATATGACGCGCGGATCGATAGGCTGCTGGTGGATATCTCCGGCAAGCTCGAAAGCATTGCGGACAAGGTAGACGCATGATCATCCGCATCGGCGCCCGTGGTCCGGGCGTGCGTGACTTGCAGAAGCGGCTGAACGCTGCGGGCTATGGCTCGCTCGTTGCTGATGGCATCTTTGGCCCAGCCACCCAGGCAGCCGTGCGCCTGTTCCAAGCTGCGGAGAAGCTCGACGTTGATGGCGTGGTAGGCCCGCGCACCCTCGCCGCCCTGGGCAAGCGTGAGGCCATGAACCAGGAGAAGCCTTCGGCCAAGTATCCGGCGGTGGTCCTGGCATGTGAGCGCCTCGGTCACCCCATCCACCTGGACGGGCAGATCAACCTGATAGGCGTGCGTAGCTCCAATTCGGAGGCAGGGAAGTTTGACGACCACATACACCTCGCCTGGGTGGAGGATGGGTTGTGGTCCCATCGGACCTACCCGGCGACCACTGACCCCGGCTTGCCCTGGCTGGAGGATGGCCCGGACAAGGGCACGGCGATCCTGTGTCCTGGCTCCTGGCCCGTGTACAAGTTTGACAACCACCAGGGGCGCGTCGGCTACCGCACGCTATGCCAGCGGGCAGGCAGCGTGAAGGTTTACAGAGACGATGATGGTGATGCCATACTGGATTTAAACCACGACTCCATCGATGAGGGTTGGTTCGGGATCAACATCCATCACGCCGGGGAAGACTCGACCATAGTGGGCCGCTGGTCTGCGGGCTGTCAGGTGTTCGCCAGGAAGTCAGACTGGGCTGAGGCTATGGACATCTGCGAGGCCAGTGGGGCCGAGGTGTTCACCTACACATTGATCACAGAGGAGGAGATGAGATGAGCAAAATCAAAGAGCTTGCAGAAGCACATAAACTGAAGGTCGGTTTCGTTGGAGGTGCCGTGGTGGTGTCGTCCATCTTTGGGACCTGCCAGTTCAAGCCGGAGCTGCCGAGCGCAGAGGAGGCCGTAGAATCGCCCGTAGAGGAGCCGGCGCCCGCTGAGGCGGAGGAAGAGCCAGTCGCCGAGGAGGAGGCACCTGAGCCCAGCAAAGAGGAAGAACCGGCCAAGGAAGAGAGCGAATGAGACGCCGGAAGATTGGACGGTTGGCGGCTCGTGCTGTGGAGATGGCTGAGGAGCTGTTTCCTGAGCCTGGAACGGGAGCCAAGAAGCGGAAGTGGGTAGTTGAGTTTCTCAACGACAAGATCAACATTCCCGGCATCGGTGAGGGAATGGAGGAGCGCATGCTTGCGCTGCTTGTGGACGTGGTTGTGGACTTGGTGATCAACAAGAGCAGGTAGGGTTTGGGCGCCGGTCAGGTTTCCTGCTGGACCGTGGGGTTGTCCTTTCCCCAACCGGCGCCCTATTCCTTCACCGCACCAGCCACATCGTGAGGCTCTCCAGCCCCATCATGAAGACGAGGCAGGCAGCGATGAATGCGATGGCTATGGCGCTGTCTATGAGCTGGGTCATGGGTTCCTCCTGATTGATTGGTTGCACAGCGCCGCAAGCTCCTCAATGGCCTCATCATCAGGCTCGTAGATTCGCCCTGTGAGCTGCACATGGGCTGCCTGCCACAGGCCAAGCTGGGTCAGGGTGTTCTCTCGGAACACGCGCCGGAACTGGAAGCGGATCGGATGCTTGTGGATGCGTTGTAACTGGCGACAGATGAAGACCCGGCACATGGCCACCTGCTTCTGTGGTGTCTCACAGTGAAGGTTGACCATGCGCTCCACGCCTGCGCGTAGGTCGTCCAATGGTGACCCATCGCGGTCGAGCCAGATGGTGGGGCGTAGTTGAGCTTTCATCGGCCAGCACACTCCCGGCATACCTTGGGTATGTAGTCGATTGTAGTGTCATTCACGGGGATCAGTTCTTCCTCTGGCACCATCGCATCACACTCCTCGCATTCGATGAGGTAGGGGGCGTCATCCTCTGGGCTGGCGGTCTTCCAGGTGTCGTATCCGGGTGGTAGCTGCATCACTTCCACCTCAGCGAGTAGGAAGGCTGGAGGGACAGTCCACGGATCTCCTCACCGGCCAGCATGGCCTTCCGGGCTCCTGCCTTGTCTACCTTGGGCTCGGGGTAGATGAGCCAGTCATTGGCCACAGTCTCCAGGTGGTCAACGTGGACACTCTGACTGCGGGTCAACGATACGGTGTAGGTGTCCGTCTTGACCTTGGGCTCATTGCCCAGGGCTTCTTGAGCCTGAAGCAGTGAGGTGGCCTTGTCGGTCATCCGGTCAAGCACAACATTCAGGCGCTTGCGCCGGTCAGCCAGACGTGTCTCCTCCTCGCGAAGCAGAGCCTGCTCGTTCTTGGTGCGGGTGATGACAGCTCGGATGAAAGCAAGCTCATCCTCTGAGGATCCGATCCATTCGTCAAGAGCGGCCAGGGTGGCCTCGGTGATCTCTCCGTTCTCATCCTCAATGTCTGCAAGGATGTGCCCGGCAGCGGTCAGCAGTTCGTAGGTGTTCATTAGAACGGCCCTCCCTGGTAGTCATCACGATCTGGCCGGTTGAAATCTTCCACGTTCTCAAGCTGTGCCTTGAATGCTGCCCGCTCGTCATCGGTGAGCCAGAGCACGCCCTTGTCGCTGGCACAAGCCCTGTCCTTGCATCGATAGTCGGGTTGCTTTCCTGTCCGCGTTGCTCTGTTGTCCCACATGGCGCCGCCGCACACCGGGCATCCTGGCCCATTGGTGGGCGCTGCTGCCTTTCTGGCTGGCGCTGCTTTGTTGTAGTAGCCCTGCGCCCTGTTTCCGTCGTCGTCGGCTGTGTCGAGCTTTTGGCCCTTTTCCGGTGGGGCTTCGTTCAGGCAGAAAAGGCTCTTCAGCGAGATCCGCTTGTGGTAGGTCGTCGTAGCCGCCCAGCCCTGTGGGCCGCCACCCTTGCCCATTGGACAGGATGAAGAAAACACCATCTGAGCACCGTGGCCCATGATGACGATGTTGCAGTGGGAAAAGCCGGTGGCTTCGTTGCAGTCCACATGAAGCATCAGCAAGCAGCCCTCAGCATTCAATGCTGGTAGGACACTTTCAAACACCGCGTTTAGGTCCGCATACTCGGAGCCGAAGTATTCGTTTAATTGTTTCTTGAGCGCTGCCGGCATTGCTGCCTGAGCCCTCGCAAGAGCTGCGGCCAGTGCCGTCACATCGCCATCGAAGTGGATGGTGTTGGCGTCCTCTTGGACAGTCATTGATTGATCGTTGGTGGTCATGGTTCCTCCTCAGAGGGTGGTGGTTGTGGTGGTGAAGGATTCCTCTCGACGAAAAATCCGGGTCTTGTACTGTACCGTATGCTTCCCGATATCAAAGACAATTGAGTAGGTCTTGAAGCGGCTGGTGTGCTCAACCTCGACCTCCACGCCTTGGAACATCTCGCGGAATGTGTCGGCGGGTACGTTGATAGTGATCTGGAGCCGGTCAAGGGCTCGCCGGTCCAGCGCCAGAACCATCACGCCATCGGGCTCGATGGTCATGCCTGGGAAGCGCTCTTGTAGGTCGGCCATAGCAAGCGCTGTGGCATCGAGAAAGGTGGAAGGGGTCATGGGGTCTCCTTCGAGGGGGTGGTGAGATACTTGGCGTTGATCCAATATCGGTCTGCTTGATGCTGTGAGAGATACCGCTGCTTGCCCTCATCACCGACAAGCTCAAGTAGCCAGTCGCCGATACTGCTGGCTCTGCCGACAACGCGCCACTTCCGCTTTTTGGAAGAAAGGTGCGCTATCTCAATCCCGATGTGAATCCAGTTAGTGCTTGAGGTGGTCATGGTCGCTCCTGTTCGTTAGTTACCCCTCTCTTATACAGCATGGGTAAACTACGGTCAAGGTAACATGTCGATATATTTGACCACAGCCCGATAACGTGCCATTAGTGGAGGAGAGACCCACTACCCAGGAGGGAACATGACAGCAGAACAAACCAACCCGACCAGCCAGTTTGGCGACAAGCTCAGACGGGCACGAGCCCAGGCAGGGATGTCACAGGAGCAGCTTGGCGAGCTGCTTGAGGTCACGGGCAAGACCGTCTGCCTGTGGGAGCAAGGCAAGAACCCGCCGCACGTCCGCATCATGGCGGACCTGTTCGAGGTGCTCCAGGTGAGCGACTCCCAGCGTCACGTCTGGATCGATGCGCTCAGAAGATGATGTTTGAAACCGTGCTCCACTTCACGCCAGTTGCCATGGGCCGCCCCAGGGTGACCGTTAGAGGCCGCCACGCCCACGCCTACCTACCCAAGAAGACGAAGGAGTATCTCGACACCTGCACGATGGTCCTTCGCTCACAATGGAAGGAGGAGCCATACGCCGGGCCGGTGGCTGTCTACCTCATCTTCGTACACCCGCGCCCCTTGAGGCTGGGCCGGAAGAAGGATCCAGATGGGAGAATGTGGAAGACCACCAAGCCCGACATCGACAACCTCTGCAAGCTCGCTATCGACTGCATCGTGCAGGCTGGCGTGATTGCTGACGATAATCAGGTGGTGATGTTGGAGGCCAGAGACTTCTGGGGGGCACGGGGTGAAAAGGGGTCTACCACCATCGAGGTGGTAAGTTGTTCAAACGTGTTAGACTGAGTTTGCCGGGGTAACCGGCTCTTTCACGATTGCGCGGCCTTCGGGCCACCTCCCTGGTAGCTCCAGGGAGGCAGCAGTCGAAAGAGCCTTTGATACGTGGGAGAGGAAGTGAAAGAGAAAAAAGACGCGGTTGCGCCCTGGCTGCCTATTGACTCGGCTTGGTGGCCAAACATCGCGATTGAGCTGCCCAAACCTTGGCCACGTTCGGCGGTGCTGATGGACCTGCGCTGGTGGGCTGACCAGGAGCGCATGGGCCGCAAGAAGCGCCCAGGTAGACCGGCCCTCTGTAGGCGGTGGGGATGGAGTGACTGGCAGGCCAGGGCAACCATGAAGGACGAGCCCGCTTGGAAAGGCCACCTCCAGCCCGCCTCCAACTCACCTCCAGCCGCCATCCAGAATACAACACCTAAACCACCGAAATCACAAGAGCCAGCCTCCAGCCCGCCTCCAACTCACCTCCAGCCCACCTCCACACGCGCGGATCTACACAAGAACACAAAGACACAAGAACACACCTCTACTCTGTCTTCTAAAGAAGACATGTCAGATTCAGCAGCGGACCTGTGGAACGAGATCAACAAGGCCCGCAAGGAGACAGGCAGCACCCGTGATTTGACTCTCACCAAGAAGCGCCGCAGTTTCCTCAAAGCTCGGCTCAGGAAGAAGGGTGGGCGAGAGAATGTGCTGCGGGTTGTGGATTGGTGGCTACGCTCAGACCATCACCGCGCCGTCTTTGTCCGGGACAACTACGGGTGGGACACAGTGCAGCGCAAGTTTGATGAATACCTGGAGCTGTCCTATGAGA